TCGTTGAGGTTTTATTAATATAAATTAAATTTTTCGCATAATATACTTTCAAGATTATCAAATTCTAAATAAGAAATTCTGAATAATTCTATATTATTTTCTTTACAAAATTTATTTTTTATTTCATCATTTTCTTTTTGTTTTTTTAAATGTTCAATACCTTTTTCATTATTTTTCCATGGTTCAAAATGAAGTCTTCCATCATATTCTATTAAACAAAAACTTCCGTCAGTATAATCAATTTTAAAATCAAATTCTAGAATTTGAGAGTTTTTGCAATCTTTATTTTTATAATGACGTTCATATTGTACATTATATTTATCTAAAATTTTTGAAATTTCTTCTTCTCCTTTTGATGATTTACATAATGGACATCTTAAATGTTTATTTAAAAAATCTTTTGGAGTCATTTCAAAATTTCTGTTACATTTATTATGACGAAATTTAATTTTTGTTTTATTATTAATATAATTTCCTAAAACAGTATATTCATTTTTTACTTGTTCATATACTTCATTTTCAAATTGTTCTTGAGTTTTCTTATTTAGTTTTCTACAATATGGACATCTTGAACCTGCTTTAAACCAAGTAGGTGTTACAAAATATGAATGAGGATTTTCAGTATTATGAATTAATTCAATTTTAGTTTGTCCATTAACATAATCTCCAATAACAGTATATTCATTTCCTACTAATTCATAAACTGTTTTTTTGAATTCATCTAATGAACTTTTAATCCCACCATTACATTTTGGACAACGTCTACCATGTTTAAACACATTTGGTGTTACAGGATATATGTTTCCACATTTATGATGTATTATATTTACTTTAGTTGAACTATTCACATATATAGATTCTGGATGTAGTTCATATTCACCATTTGTAACATTTTTTACATATTCTTTAAAATCTTGTGTTGTATATTTTATTGACATAATAAAAAGACTCCCTTCAGAATTAGTCTATTATTATGTTTTATTTATATTAATACTTACCTGCTGATTGTCCATATAAATGGAGTTTCCAGCAATTAAAAAAGTGATTATGCTGAGGCAAAATGGAATCTACCACAGCGAATTGGCGTTCTACTAAATAGAGAAGTATGATATTTAAATGAACTAGATTTACTAGGAATATTATTTATAGATAAATCTCCAGAAGATCTTGATGACATTTTAGTGCGTGGGTCATGTTTTAAACGAATATAATATATATTACCTGCAACTAGTGGATTCGATATTTCTTTTCCTTTATAAGTGAATTTATAAGGATGATAACCAAATTCTTTATAAAGTTTATTCATGGTTTCAATTGATGCATTTTTAAAGAATGGTGGCTGGTGTATATATAAACCTTTAGTAATACAATCATTTAAAAATTCTTCTATTACTTTTTTACCACCATCTTTAAGTTTATTAAAGATAAAATTATATTGATCTTTATTTGTTATTTTATAAAACTTAAGAATCTTAGAAACTTTTTCTTTAGTAGTAAGTTCTTTATTGTCTTTTATTTCAAGAATCAAATTATCAGCTATAAAATTTAGTTCCATTTCATAATTTTGTCCTAAATTCATACGTCCAATGATTCCCATAGGATTAAGACATAAATCTAATGCTCTTCCATATTGGTCTATTGGCATTTCAGAATCATCTTTTATTTCTGAAATAACTCCTTTACTACCATTAATTTTCTTCCATATAGGTCGTTAATCTATATGCGTTCTCTTATGAACTGCTCTACCTTTATATATACGTAGAAGTTGAGACTATATCTTCATCTCATTATAATAATGAGAGACCTGCGTTTCGAATTCACTTGAATTCTACTCTACTAAATAATAATCTTTATTTATATTTAAATAATAATTTAAATTATCTTTATTATAATATAGATTATTTTTTTCGATAGTCGTTACACTAAAATTAAAATTATTTTTAAATAATTCATCTAAAATACTATAAATAGAATCTATCTTAATTATATAAGGAATTCTTATAAGTTTAATACCATTTTCATTACAAAAATTATTTTTTATATTATCGTGAATTTTTCGTATATTATATTTATCACCAAAATCTGAATTAATATTATCATTTCTTCTTGGGAAAAAATGTTGAGATCCATCAAATTCTAATATTAAATTTTCTTTAGGTATATAAATATCAAATGGTAATTCTTTTTTATCCTTACATCCTGAAAATCTTTTTTCTCTTTCAAATTCAATATTATTATTTTCTAAATATAAAATAATTTTTTCCATAACTTTGCTTCTGTTACTACTATAACAGTAAGGACATCTATTTTCATTTATTATAAAATTTTTTAATATATAATCATGAATATTATTACATTTTTTATGAAGTATAGATACTTTAGTATTTCCATTTTTATAGTCAGATTTTAATTCATATTCTCCATTTGTAATTGAATTAATTTTTTCATATACTTCTTCAGTTGTATATTTATAACTTTGATGGGAACACTTTGGACATCTATGTTTCATTTTAAAAAAGTAAATGCCATTAGTTTTAAATATATTTCCACATTTTAAATGTTTTAATGTAAAACCTTTAGAATAACTTACATCAAAATTTACTAATTCATAATCTGAATCTTCAGCTTTTACTTTATATTTAAGTTGATCTTCTGTAACATTTTTTGTAGTTATAGTACAATATGGACATAAACCAAATAAATTATTTCGTATAGCTGTATGTGGAACTGCTTTATAATCATGATTACATATATTACAATGAAAATCTGATATTTCATCATAACCGTTAAAATTAATTATTTTATATTTATTAATTCCAAATAAAATATCTAATTTTTCTTGAATTGATTCTTTAGTATGAGATGACATTAAAATTATCCTTTCATATAATATAAATTAATTATTTGGTTGAAAGTTAATTTTAATTTTTAATCCTAGCTGCTGATTGTCTAATAATTAAAGGATAATATTATTAGAGTTTCCAGCAATTAACAGGTTTACTAATATGATATCACTATCATATGAAGGCATGGCTCTACCTTCCCGTGATTTTACTACCGACAACTAATGGATTAACATTATAAGTTTTAATTTTAATTACCATATTATCGAAAGTATTTCCATCAAACTTATATTGTCTATTTACATCCATAATATCATATGCACGTTTATACATATATTTAGCATCACTGCTACATTTATATTTTGGATCATTAACATATTTACCTAATCTATCTCTAATTTCAGTATAATATGTTTCATTTAGTTCAATATATTTTAAAATCTGAGAATAATATGGATAGTTTGAAATGGATTTAATGTCACAATTATAGAAAATTTCAACATCATAAACGATACTATCTTTTGCGGTATAAAATAAAGTATCATTATCTGGATCTATTTTTCTAATATTTGATGAACTAAAATCAAATAGCATTGACTTATAATTTAATCTTCTTCTAGCTGCAATTACTGCATTATTAGATGATTCTCCAATGTGAGGAAAACACTTATATTCATTTTTATCTCCTTTAATATTAAGAAGAACGTCGTTAGTATTAAGTGTAATATCAATTTCATCTACGGAATAATTTGATAGTTTCTTAGCAGCTGATTTAGAAATTACAATTGAATCTTCGTATGTCATATTATCTAATGCAATAAAACATGCTCTTAGATCTTGTCCATAACAAAAATTCATATTGTCATCGTAAGTTGTTGATCTGAATATAACATCATCTTTATTAATAATATCATTAACATTTTTATCTTTGATATTATTATTAATCTTATAACCAAATCTTTCAGTAATTCTAGTGGCAGGTTGAATGTTTACTACATCAATATTATTTTTCTTATCCTTAAGAACTATGCAAGATACAAATTCACTTTTATCTATCCTTTCTACAATTTCCCAATCTCTATCGGCTTTTAAATATGAAGTTGAATATTTACCAACTGCATTTTCAAAATTAGTAAATACATGTGGAAAAGAAGGTTCAGATAGAACTAAAGCTTGCGGTAAATGATTCGTAAACATGTTGATTCTTATAGAATCACAACAATTTAAATTTGGAACTAGAATGTCTTCTGATAAAAATTTGTGTGTTCCATCAAACTTTTCAGATAACTTTTCTACTTCTTGAATATCAACATTCATATATATTACCTCCTTTTAATTATATGATGTCCATTTAATAATATATATACAAAATTCAATCTAGCAGAACGTAATTTCTGCTAGATTGATTATTTATGTTTTATTCTTCATCTGAAGTATATTCTACTTCAACATATTCTCCATCGTCTTTTATGTAATACTTTCCATCTTTAGTATAGACTTCAACATTATCTTCAGTAGCTACATATTCATATTCTGATTCAGTCTTTTTCTTTCTACCTCTACCTGATGTAACAGAATTAGTTTCTTTTACATCTTCATTAGTTGAATTAGAATCATTTTCTTCATTATTTTCTGAACCTAAGAACATTTCAGAATATACTTTAACTACTAATTTATCAAATTCTTCTTTAAGAGTAGGATTTGAATTATAGACTTCTTCAAAATCTCTAATAGCAAATTTAATATCTGGACAGGTTTCAAGTTTAAATGATCTACCTGCACCAGTAATATATCCCATATCTTTAAGATTTACAAAATTTGAAAGGAGATTATTAATACCTGTTTCCTGTTCAAATACCATCTTAAATACAGTACCTGCTTCAGTATTTCTTGATTTAACAAGAATACCATTAAGATAAAAACCTTTAACACCAAGATCTTTATCAGGATCAAGTTTACTACCTGTATCTAATTTAATAAGTGTATCAGTTACATAAGTAATAAGACGACCTCCAGGTAAACTCTCATCTTGTTTTAAGAAATTAACCTGTGCTTTAGTATGTACTGGACCTACATCAATTTTCTGTGTTACATGGTTTACTAATATGATAATAATATTGCCATTTTCAATAGGATCCATAATTCTCTTGAAAATATTTGTGTTACTCTTAGCTATAGCAGTAGCACCCATACTTCCACGAAGTTCATCATCGTTTTCAATTTCTTCAGGAGCCATTAATGCAACACTATCTACAATTAGAATTGTAGGTGGTAAAATATAAATAGGCTTACCTTTAGAATCTACTCTACCAGTATCAATCTGAATAGATTCTCTAGCTTCTACCTTAATCTTTTCAATTTCTTTACATGCTCTATAAATAGTTTCACTTGCAATATCACTCTGGAAAATCTGATACTTTTCATCATAATGTTCAGATGTCCATCCTGATATCTGCATTACTCTTTCCTTAGAACTTGAACGTTCATAGTCGTAATGCCATACATCGGCATCTTCGTATTGATCGGCAATATAACATGCCATCTTAATTGCCATTGAAGTCTTACCTGAACCCGAAGGTCCTGCGCACTGAACTATTTTACCTGCATTTATACCTAAACCAATTGAACCGTCAGCTCTTTTTACACCATTAGTATAGTCAAATATATCGATACCTGTTTTAATCATTTCAACATATTCTACTACTGTTCCGAGATTTCCTTTTTCAATTGATTTCTTAAACTTGTCTCTTAGTCCTGCCATTTTTATTTTTCCTTCCTTTTTTATTTATTATTTTTATAAGAATATACTAAATTACCGCAATCATATATAGAATCATATATATTTTTCATAATTTCTTTTTCTGTTAAATTTTCGTTATAGATTTCTGGAAATTTTTCTTTTAATAGGTGTTTCTGAAAGTTTGATCTGTGAAATCTTTTATCATAATTTGTATACCAATAATTAGGTTTGCTATAGTGTAAAAATTTAAAACCATTGTTATCATATACATTTCCATAAGACCATCTTCTATCAGCATATGTTATGATTGAATTAAAATCATAATTATTAATAAAATATGATAATAATTTACTAAATCCACCGATTACACGAAAATTAATATCATTACAAAATCTAGATAATTCATAATCATAAGTTATCGAATTATTTTGATTTTGTCCCAATATTCTTCTAGGCTTACAGAAAGTCATAACAGAAACTAACACATCTTCATTATTCATAGGATACCATAAACCTAATCTTATACTTGATGTATCCTCACCTTGAATGTGGTTTTCATTAAGAAATATATTTTTATCAGATGTAGATATTGGTTCTACATAACATTTTCTAGCATATATTTTTTCTGCTTGATCATATCCTAGAATATGTTTTATTTTTGACTTAACTATATCTTGTTTATATTTCCATTCATCTTCAAATATATGAATTAAATGAATTCCTATTTCATTGCACTTAACAGTTTTATTTAAATGATAATTTTTATCTTTACCATATTTTTCACCATGCCAATATAAACCATCAAATTCTAAAGCAATATTATCATTTGGAAGATAAATATCTAATTCATATGGAGGTATTATATCTCTATTACTTTCTGAAATAGTACCTTTATAAAAACTTTTAATAAAATCTAATAATTCAATTTCACCTGAAGATCTTTTGTTTCTATTAGAACACATTGGACATCTATATCCACTTAAGAAATTATTAGGAGTAATATAAAATACTCCATTACATTTTTTATGAAGTATTCTTATATGGTCATGAGAACGTTTATATTCATCTAGAATTATATATTCATCTCCAACCAATTCTTTAACTTTATTTTTGAAATCAGAATCAGTCATAGATAACTTTTCAGATATATTTTTATATCTACATTTGGGACATGATTTTCTCATTAAGAAATTTTGTGGTCTAATTTCAAATGTTTCTCCACATTTATTATGTCTCATTAAAATATTAGTTTCGCAATTAATATATTCTCCTAATACAGTAAATTCGTTACCAACTAATTCTTTAACTTCTTCTTTAAATTCATCAGTAGTCTTTTTCTTTTTACCAAAACAATGAGGACATTTATTTTGATGTAGAAAATTTGTAGGAGTCATTAAAAATTCTTTATTACAAACAGTATGTAAGAATTTTATTTTAGTACTACTATTTTTATATGTTCCTAAAACTTTATATTCATCTCCAACTAATTCTTTAACTTCTTTTTTAAAGTTATCAGTTGTATATATAATATGATTTGAACATTTGGGACATGATTTTCTCATTAAGAAATTTTGTGGTCTAATTTCAAATTCAAAATTGCATTTATTATGTCTCATTAAAATATTAGTCTCGCAATTAATATATTCTCCTAATACAGTAAATTCATTACCAACTAATTCCTTAACTTCTTCTTTAAATTCATTAGTAGTCTTTCTATTCATTATTTATTCATTCCTTGTTATTAATAATTTCGAAAATAGTAATTTTAATGAAAGTATAAATTTTAATTTAAATTTAAAATAAATTTTTTTATTTTAAATAAAATTTAATATTTTCTTTAAATATATTTTTTTATAATATATAATATTAT